CGGAGATCGCCGAGCTGATGGGCGTGCGGCCTGCCACGGTGCAGACCTGGAAAAAGAAAAGCCCCGCCTTTCAGCAGGCGCTGGAGCGGGGACGGAACCAGGCCAGCATCGACATGCAGGTGGAAAAGGCGCTGTTTGAGGCGGCCACCGGCCATGTGGTGACCCTTCGCAAGCCGGTGAAGGTGAAGGAGGAGAAAAACAGGCCGGGAGAGGGCAAGCAGACGGAAGAAAAGATCGTATACGCCCGGGAGCAGGTGTACGTGGCCCCAAAGATCACGGCGCAGATGTTCTGGCTGAAATGCCGCAGGCCGGAGATATGGGGCGGCGGCGGACGGGCGGCGGAGGCGGAGCAGGAGATGGCCAGCGTGGCGGAAACCTATGCTTATCTGCTGAACAGCCCGCTGCCGGTGCGGACGCTGGAGGCGCTGGAGGCGGCTGAGGACGGGGAAAATGGCGAAGATCGCGTATGCGGGGCTGAATGAGAAGCAGGCGGCCTACATCCGACGGAGCCGGGACGCCTGGCTGAACGTGGCGGAGGGCGGCAAGCGCGCGGGGAAGAACATCATAAACCTCTTGGCCTGGGCGGCGGCGCTGGAGGAGCACAGGGACAGGCTGCACCTGGCGGCGGGGGTGAGCATCGCCTCGGCCAAGCTGAACATACTGGACAGCAACGGGTACGGGTTGGCGCATCTGTTCGGCGGGCGGTGCCGCGCGGGACGGTACATGGAGAAGGAAGCGCTGTTCATCCGCACGGCGGCGGGGGAGAAGATTGTGATCTTTGCCGGCGGGGCCCGGAGCAACGACGCGGCGCTGATCAAGGGCAACAGCTACGGCACCGCCTACGTGACGGAGGCCAACGAATGTCATCAATCCTTTGTGCAGGAGGTGCTGGACAGGACGCTGGCCAGCAGCGGCCGGAAGATCTTTATGGATCTGAACCCCAAGCCGCCGCGGCACTGGTTTTACACGGAGCTGCTGAACCCGGCGGAGGAACGGGCCAAGCGGGGAGAGGACACGGGGCTCAATTACGGGCACTTCACCATTGCGGACAACGCCAGCCTGACGGACGCGCAGCTGCGGGCGGTGCTGAAGACCTATGACAAGGGCAGCGTGTGGTACCGATCGGACATTCTGGGCCAGCGGGCGGCGGCCAGCGGACGCATCTATACGGGCTTCGGGCCTGCCTGCGTGATGGCGGCCGGGGAGATCGGCCGGGAGAAATACCAGGAGCTGGCCGTGGGAATCGACGTGGGCGGCACGGACGCCACGGTGGCGACGCTGTGCGGCTTTCCCCGGGGGTACGGGGCGGCGCACCTGATCGACGGGATGTACCACCGCCAGGGGATCAGCGACCGGATGAGCGAGGAACGGTATATCCGGCTGATTGCGGAAAAGCTGTGCGAGTGGGCGGAGCGGTACCCGGCCATCGGCAGCGTGTATGTGGACAGCGCGGCCAAGCTGTTTCGCGCCGGGCTGCGGGAGGCGCTGGAGGCGCGGGGCGTGCGCGGGTTCGCGGTGAAGAGCTTTAACAAGGGGGACGGGATCAACCAGCGCATCGCCCTGAACGCCATGCTGATCAGCGCCGGAAAATTCCGGGTGGCGGAGCACCTGACGGAATGGCTGCGGGCGTACGAGGACGCGGTGTGGGATCCCGCCGCCTTTGAAAAGGGAGAATGGAAAAGGCTGGACGACGGGAGCTATCCGGTGGACTGCCTGGACAGCGCGGAGTACGCCTTTTATCCATACAAGCGATATCTGATACGTCAGTGAGAGGGGGAGTTGATTTGCCGGGATCCGAGATGCTGGAGCTGTACGCGCCGGAGGAGGCCTGGGAGGAGCTGCAGAGCCGCAGGCGGCTGTATTACGACAGCTATACGGCGGTGTTCAGCGGGGAGCACAGGGAGCTGGCCCGGACGGCGGCGCCGGGCTCCTTTTGGAGCCGGGGCGGGAAGGTGAAGCTGCACGTGCCCGCGGCGGCGGACATTGCGGCCACGGCAGCCAGCCTGCTGTTTGGCGAGGAGCCGCGGTTTTCGGTATACGACCGGGCAGAGGGCCGGACGCAGGAGGAGAGCCAGGCGCGGCTGGACGCCGTGGTGGGCGGCTGCGGCCTGATGCAGAAGCTGCACGAGGCGGCGGAGGCCTGCGCCGCGGCGGGGGACGTTTTTCTGAAAACCCGGTACGACCGGGAGCGGCTGGACATGCCGGAGATCCAGGTGGTGCGGGGCGAGGACGCCCTGCCGGAATACCGGATGGGACAGCTGATGTGCATTCACTTTTTTACGCTGCTGCGCGCCGACAGCCGGACGGGACGCGCCTGGCGGGTGTACGAGCGCTATGAGCCGGGGCGGATCATCGCGGCGGTGTACTGCGGCGACGGGCAGCGGCTGGGCGCGAGCGACCCGGAGACGCTGGCGGCGCTGGGGCTGGAGAGCGAGTGTGTGACCCCGGTGAAGCGGCTGCTGGCGGCTCATGTGGTGAACATGAAGCCCAGCCGCGTGTGGAAGGGAGAGGACAAGGGGCGCAGCGATTTTGAGGGGATGCGCGACCTGATGGACAGCCTGGACGAGATATACACCAGCTGGCTGCGGGATATCCGCCTGGCCAAGAGCCGCCTGATCGTGCCGGCTGAATTCCTGCGCAGGAACGCGGGCGACCTGTTCCGCGAGGGGGCGTATACCTATGACTTTGACGAGGACGTAGAAACGCTGGTGGCGCTGGACATTGGCGGGGACGGGGTGGAGCAGAAGATCACCCCCAGCCAGTTCAGCATCCGGGCGGCGGAGCACGCCGCCACCTATGAGGCGACGCTGCGCGCCATTGTGAGCATGGCGGGGTACAGCCCCCAGACCTTTGGGCTGGACATCGAGGGCAGCGCCCAGAGCGGCACGGCGCGCCGGATGATGGAAAAGAAATCCCTGGCCACCAACGCAAAGAAGCAGCACTACTGGAAAGCGCCGCTGGAGGCATTCTTGACGGCGGTGATGCAGCTGGACAAGGCGCTGTACGGCAACGCGGGACTGGATGAGCACGACTGCGTGCGGGTGGAGCTGCACGAGCCGGAGGTGGCCGACCCGGCCGGGACGGCGGGCGCGATGCAGCTGCTGCGGCAGGCCCAGGCGGCCAGCACGGGCACGCTGGTGCGGATGCTGCACCCCGACTGGCAGCAGGCGCAGGTGACGGAGGAGACGGAGCGGATATTGGCCGAAAACGGGGAGAAAAAGGCATGACGGAGGAGATTTTGGTGAGCCGGGAAGCGGCGGAGGAAATACTGACCCTGTACCGGAGCCTGACGGCGGCGGATCAGGTGTACAGGAGCTGTCAGGACAGGCAGTTCCGCCAGTTTGCGAGGGCGTGCATGGAGGCGAAAAACGTGGAGGCAGCCTTCCGGACGCTGGCGGAGGGCCTGGGGGAAAAGCCGGAGGGATAAAGAGCGGGAAACCGCTTTTTATACCGCCCCGCCCGCGGCGCGGGAAGGGCGGAAAATGCCTGCCGGTGAGGCTTTCACCGGACTGCAAAGCCGGACGCGCCGGCCTATAAATGCGGAGCAGGAGGGAAAATGGACATTTCGATGCTGAAGGAGTGCTTGGGCGACGAGCTCTATGCCCGGGTGCAGGAGAAGCTGGAAGCGCTGGAGGGCATGCAGGTGATTGCCCAAAACGACGGCAGCTGGCTGCCCAAGGGGCGGCTGGACGCCGAAATAGCCCGGCGCAGGGAGCTGCAGGCCTCGGTGAAGGAGCTGCAGGGGAAGCTGCAGGAGCAGGAGGGCCTGCGGGCGCAGCTGAAGGAGCTGGCCCAGGCGGTGAACGAGCGCGAGCGGATCATCGGCAGCATGCGGCGGAGCGACAGGATACGCAGGGCGCTGGAGCAGGCGAACGTGCGGGACGCCGGACTGGTGGAAAAGCTGCTGGACGCCGGGGCGATCCGCGAGGACGCGGAGGGAAACCTGGAAGGGCTGCAGGAACAGATCACCCTGCTGCGGGAGCGCAGCGGCTATCTGTTCCGCGACGGCGTGCCGGAAGCGCAGCACGCCGGATTTGGCGGAGGACGGGCCCCGCAGAGCGGCGGGGCGGGCGGCGCGCACAGGGACGTGAACAGCGCGATACGCGCCGCGGCAGGAAGAATATAAAAGAAACGGAGGAAAGAGAAAGAATATGGCTGTAAAACTGATTGACCGCGCCGGTGCGGAGGTGTTGATTCCCGAGGAGCGGAGCCGGGAGATTCTGGAATCGGTTCCCGAACAATCCATTGCCATGCGGCTGATGCGCCGCCTGCCCGATATGAGCAGCAAGACCCGCGCCCTACCGGTGGCGAGCAGCCTGCCCACGGCGGAATTCGTGAACAGCGATTATGGCATGAAGCCCACCACCGATATGGAATGGGAAAACGTGAAGCTGACGGCGGAGGAGATCGCCACCATCGTGGTCATTCCGGAGAGCGTGCTGGACGACAGCGATTACGATATCTGGGCCAACGTGGTGCCCCGCATCAACGAGGCCATCGGCATGGCCTTTGACAAGGCGGTGCTCTTTGGCACCAACAAGCCGGCCAGCTTCCCCGCGGGCATCGTGAGCGGCGCGGAAGCCGCGGGCAATACCCTGGCGCTGGACGCGGACCAGGACCTGTATCAGCAGCTGCTGGGCGAGGGCGGCCTGGCGGCGATGGTGGAGGCCGACGGCTTTGTGCCCTCCGCCTATGTGGGCGCCATCAGCATGCGCAGCAAGCTGCGCGGCGCGGTGGATAAGAACGGTCTGCCCATCTTTGGCCGGGCGCCCTACCGGGACGGCCTGTACGGCCGGGCGGCCTATGAGCTGGACGGGGCGGACATCTACTTTCCCAACAGCAATGTGATGGACGCCGACAGCGCGCTGCTGATCGGCGGCGACTGGAGCAAGGCGGTGTGGGCCATCCGCACCGATATTACCACCAAGCTGCTGACGGAGGCGGTGATCAGCGACAGCAGCGGCAAGGTGCTGATCAACCTGGCGCAGCAGGACGCCGTGGCGCTGCGCGTGGTGTTCCGCGCCGGCTGGGCGCTGGCAAACCCGGCGAACCGGGTGCAGAGCGCCGAAAATCAGCGGTATCCCTTCGCGGTGCTGCAGTAAGCGCAGGGCTGATGATCGGGGCGGATTGAAAATGGGGGAGCTGCGGCTCCCCCTATGCCCCCGATATTAAGGGAAATTGCGGCGGGAAAGGGTTTCCTTTCCTGCCGCCGTGAAAGAGCGAGGTGAGAAAATGGCCGGACATGATACGAGCGGGACGGAGGCGGAAGCGCTGGCCCTGGTGAAGGAGCGGCTGTACGCCTTTTGCTTTCCCAACGTGCCGGGAACGGAGGCGGAGCGGGTGGCCTTTGACGAGGCGGCGCGCCTGCAGCTGGCCCACGAGGCGGAGAATGCCGTGGGCGCTGAAATGCCGGCGGGCGTACGGAGCTTTCGCATCGGCGATTTTCAGATGGAGCTGGAGGAGGGCACTGCCGGCGGCCGGCTGACCCGGCGCAGCGTGTGCCCCGCGGCCTATGGCCTGCTGCTGCGCCACGGGCTGCTGTACCGCGGCGCGGAGGGGAGAAAGTGATATGCTGATCGATTTTCTGCTGCGGCAGCACTGGGAGCGCAGGACGGAACGGATAGGTATGGCCCATCGGAGCGGCGGGCGTGCCGGCTGCAGCGCGGGCGGACGCTGGCGGACAGCGGCATGGGCAGCGCTCCGGTGGACGAGGTGCGGGCGAAGGCGCTGATGTTCTGCCGGGGCGAGCCCATTCCGGAGCGGAGCCGGGTGACCTGCGGCGGGGAAAAGTATACCGTGCTGAGCTGTTACAGGGCCCAGGGATTCGGGGAGGAGCACCTGGAGGTCATGCTGCAGTGAACGGCGGGCGCGGAAAAGGGCTGAGAACGGAGGACGTGATGCGGCGCGTTCGGCGGGGCTGCGCATCGGGCACGGCGGCGGCGCTGAGCTGCCTGGCGGAAGCGTCGAAGGCGCTGACGGCGCGGGAGAGCGGACGGCTGCGGCGATCCTGCCGGGTGAGCCTGTCGCCCGATGGGCTGAGCGGGACGGTATCATATGATACGCCCTACGCGGTGGCCCAGCACGAGAACACCGGGCTTGCGCATCCGCGGGGCGGCAGGGCGAAATACCTGCAGGCGGCCTGCGAGGATCGCGCCGTGGCGGAGCGAATGCTGCGGGAAGCGGCCCGGGAGACGGGAAGGCGGCTGAAATAGATGAATCTGTTGGAAGAGGTTGCGGCGCATTTGGCTTGGTGCGGCCTGGGTGAGAGCGTGCATTGGGGCCGGATGCCGGACGCGCCGGACGAATGCGTGTGCGTGTTCAGCGAGGGCAGCGCCGGAAAAGGCGCGCGGATGCGGATACTGAACAGGGCCTGCGATACGCGGACGGCCTATGAAACGGCGGCGCGCATCGCGGAGGCGCTGGAGGGCTTTCGCGGATTTCTGGCGGGAGACGGCACGGACGTGCGCATCGAGCTGGAGAACGCCGCGGAGGGCCTGGGAGCGGACGGAAAAAAGCGGGAGCTGTACGCCAATGACGTGACGGTTTACCTGTGCATTTGAAGGAGGATATGATGACGAAGGGACGCAAGAACAGCTGCGCGATGAACATTCGGGACTGGCTGGTGCAGATTCTGGACGGGCAGTCGGACAGCGCGGAACGCTGGGTGCGGATCTATGGCCTGACCACGCTGAAATACAGCACGGACAGCGAAACGGAGGACGGCAGCGCCGCCGATGACGAATGGCAGGAGCCCTATGTGATCCGGCGCAGCGCCCGGCTGACCCTGAGCGGACATCCGGTGGTGGACGCCGAAAGCGGCGACCGGGACGAGGGACAGGAGCTGCTGAGCCAATACGGGGAAAAGACGGGCTGCGACGGGGACGCCACCCTGCGGCTGATTGACCCTTACGGCCACGCGATGGAGGCGGACTATATCGTGACGGCGGTGGAAACGGACAGCGACG